GTGGAGCAACTCGTTCTAACAGAACCCCAATGAAAATGAAAGATGGATCAATGGCATATGCATTATCCAATTTAGAACATTATGAGGTTGCAGTATGTAAAGATCCAGCAGTACCAATGGCAATCATTACAGATTATAATCCTATAGCAAAAGCAAATTATTCATCAAGTAGAAGAGATGATGATAAAATGGTTATTCAGTGTACAAATATGGGATGTTATGTAGAAAAAGCAGATCTAAACGAATCACAAACATTTGAGCAAAAGGTAGAGGCACTTGTAAGAGAGGGTAAGTCAAGAGAATCAGCAGAAAAGATTGTAGGTTCATTTGTTCATAAAGAGAGAACATTTGGTCATTCTGATGGTAAAGTTGAGTATAAAGATCCTAATGATAAAGAAACTAATACTGATAAAATAATGGAGAACGCTAAAGAGTCAGCAAAGAAACCACATTTAAAAAATACATCTGCATATCAAACTGAAGCAGGTAATGATCAATTAGGTGGTCAAGGTAAAACAGAAGATGATAAAGATAAACGAGAAAAAGAGGATGAAGAGAAAGATAATGATGAGGTTAAACGTAGAGACCATTCTGATGCAGGTGGAGATATACATTCTATGTATAATCAAAATGTAGGCAGAGAAGCATCATCAGGACGTAAATTGAAAGGTGATACAACTGCAAACCAAGTTGGAGGCGTAAGAGGAGGATTAGATCCACATTTTCAAGGAAGTGGAGAAACCAATGATATTAATATTGTTCAAGAAGAACCTGAAAGAGCCGAAGATAAAGGAGCAGCAAATATTAAACTAGTTAAATCAGAAAGAGTGGGTGATATGAATTCTCCGTCATATGAAGGAGCTTATAATGAAGGTGCTGATGATGTTAGAGAGAATATCAAGTATGGAGCACCAAAACTTACAACTGATCTTGCTCATAAAGTGTTAGGAGCAAAAAAAATTAAGGCAATCAAATACTCTCTTGAGAAACACGCACAAATACAACAATTAAAGAAGATAAAAGGAAAATTACCTGAATTAGGAGATGTAGATACGGAAGATTTTGATAATGATCAAACATCACAAGGTCAATCCTCAAATCAAAAATTCCATAATCATTATGATCCTATGACACTTGATCAATATGCAACCAGTGATATTAAAGGAGATTCAAATAAATTACTTAATATTAAACTTAGAAAACACGCACAAACACAAACATTAAAAAAGATTAATAATTCACTTGGTGATGCTCGTGGATGTACTGAACATCTTCACGAATAACCAACATAATATAAACGTTTACACAATCTTTATAAGCACTTATATAATAGTTTCTATAACAACATGACTATCGAAGAAATCGCAAAATCAAGCGACGACAAGAAAGTAGAAGAAAAAGATGAAGAGAAAGATGCTAAAAAATCTTTTGATGAAACATTGATTGAAACTCTTTCAACTTTGACAGAACACGTTAAAGCACAATCAGAATCCCTAGTTGCACTCGATGAGAGACTTACAAAAGCCCTCGAAGAGAAACCAGAGACTCAACTGGACTTCCCAAATACTTCAGATGATGAAGGAATTGGTGAAGACGTAAAAGTCCCAGATACCTATCAATCCAATTCTGTTCAAGCAGAATTAGATGCTGATGGCGAAGGTGCAGAGAAAGATCCAGAAGACCTTGTTATGCAAGAAAAATCTGAGAAAACTAACTTTGATTTCACCACTGAGACTCCAAGACCAGCAGCATCTGTTGAAACTATAAACAAATCAGAGCAATCTGAATTGAATATGGTTCTAAAAGATGCACGAGAACAAGGTTTCGACAGTTTATCTGTCGTAGCACAACGAATTTTGAAAGGTGATTACTACACTCCTACACAAGAGGAGGCATGGTTCTAATGGTTCAAATCAGAACTATTGACGAACTAGAGGCACTCTATTATGGACAGAATAGAAACCTAATCAGAAAAGCTGATTCCCCTGTTACTACATCAACATCTGGCGTTTTCAACGCTATATTTGGTGCATATGCATGGGCTCAACTCAACTTAGAAGCAAATGCTTTTGGTATCTTACCAAAAGTTCCTTGGGACAAATCTGGTTGGAGGGCAATCACTGCCAAACCAACTTTGAATACGAACCAAGGTAATACAACTCTAGGTGGTACTTCTGAAGGTGGAAATATTGCTGAAACCGTAAAGCCAACTTTACAAGAGATTGACGTCAGACCAAAAACTGCTCAGTTGCCATTCAGTGCATCTGAAGTTATGGAGTGGCTCGCAACTCACAGTAAAGACGATATCTGGGGAGGCTTAGGCTCACTCAGATTATACATGGCTGTTCAGCATAAAGAATTCATGAATAGAATGTTGCTCGCAGATGTTGAATCAGAAGCAGCAGGAGCAAGTGCAAATAACGCAGGTACAACCAATTTCGAATCATTGGATAGAATTATTTCTTCCAATGCAGAAGAAACAGCATTAGGTGGTACTTACGATGGAATGTACGATCCTTGGGCAGCTAACGCTACCATTGACCGTGACGGTTCAAGCACTTTTGACTGTACTGTTGAATCAGCATCAGGTACAATAGGAACAGATGGTGTTCTTACCGATGATACACTACGAACTTTCCTTAGAAAGATCCGTATTGCAGCAGGTAAAGATCCAAACGTATTCCTAGGTTCTCACGAAGTTTATTCCGAAATACAAGGCTTATACATGCCTTCAGTCCGTATTCCAAACCCTTACGGTGAAGCATTAGTACAAGTTGATGTAAACGGTATCCAAACTTTCAAAGGAACTGGAGTCGGAATTCACGTAGATTCTATCTATGGTATCCCATTCATCCCTTCAAAAGATGCCCCATCTGGTGGCGGAAATGAAGTCGGAAGACTATTTGCATTAGATACTTCTGATGCAGAAGGTTACGGATATCCAAGAATTGGAATTCAAGTCGCAATCCCAACTGAGTACTATGAAGCAACACGTAGAACACCAGCTTATCCATTCGTGAACAACGCTTTCGTTGAGAAAGGTGTTTACAGAACAATGGGTGAAACCGTTTGTCGTCACTTCAAATCACAAGGTAAGATCAGAGACATTAAACTCTAGTCGAACCAAAATAAATTTTTTATTTTTTTTATTACATTTATATACCCATCTCTATAAACAAACTCATGAAGTATTTATTACTCATGTTACTCGCAGTGACATTCATACCATTGGCATACGCTGACTATTCTTTAGAAGCATATGTTTTGGACGATTCAAATACTGTGGTGATAACAGGGGAGTCTGTTTCATTGGAAGAAGTTACTTTCATTGTTCAAAGTCCGTCTGGAAACATCATTACAGTTGATCAGATAACTCCGACACATACAGGTCAAATAACAACCATGCTGACAGCAGGTGGTGCATTATGGAGTGAAGATGGTATTTACACTGTCAAAGTAATACAAGAAGGGATATCTGAAACCATTGATATAGAGTTATTGGATGGAAACATAGTCCCAGAATTTGGTGTGATAGCAATGATGATACTTGCAGTGTCAATTGTATCAATATTAATGATAACATCAAAAAGTAGACTGTTACAAAGAATCTAACAGTCCACACCTTTATTTTATTTAAATGTTTGTCCAATGTTACCAACTTTTAGTTTCTGTAAAAACTTAGTTAACTTATCTTAGTTAACTTAACTAACTTTTTACACGATAAGAAGAGATATAATATAGGGCAAGAATTTATATAATATGAATGATCCTCAATCTTTATATATGGTTGATATTGATATAGAATAATGGCAATCACAATCGCACAGAATTCAGACCATAAGAGTCTAACAGGAAAGACTTTGTCAGTCCAAGCAGAATTGACTTCTAAACTAAAGTCATGTGTAGTAGATGTCACCTATGGTGCAGCAGATACTTACACAACTGGAGGAAACACAGTTGACCTTTCTTTGGGTGGTAGAATAAGCACAGTTATCGGAGCAGAAATACTTCATAGTAATGCAGGTCTACTTTTGCAATATGTCCCAGCAGCAGCAGGGGCAGCAGCCACAGGTAAGATTAAAGCTTATGGTCAAGAACCAACGAGTGCCACAGCAACAGTTGTAGCTCTTGGGGAATTAGATGCTAGTGATACGGCAGTCAATTCATTGACCATACGTATTAGAGTATTTGGTTTCTAAACCTTTTTTTTATTTTTAATAATGTTTATATATGACTAATTGTACAATTAATTATGGTAGAACTTAATCATAATGTTGCTAATGTTAACTCTGATGGTGTAGTAAAAGGAGGTCACGGAGTTATTGTAGGAGTTAAAGTAACAAAAGCAGGTTCTAGTGGATCTAAAATAGAATTAAAAAACGGTGTTGTCAGTGGTGCACCAGTTGAATTTACTGTATATGCAGAATCAACTCAAGATTTAGGTAATATAAATAGACGTTTTGAAGCAGGTATTTATGCTGATATCACAGGCGATGCAGAGTATTTAATAATATTTAAATAGAAAGCAACAGTTATATATTCATGGCAGTAACATATTGTACAGTCGCTGATGTCTCCGATTTTTTACGTGTTCCAATCACTGCTACTACTACTCCAAATAAGACTCAAGTTGAAAAGATTATAAATCGAAAGGAAGAGGAGTTAGACAGACGTATAGGTCATACGTTTGGAAGAAATAAAACAGCATCAAGAGAAGTTCACGATTTACCATTATTATACACTTATGGATGGGGTACACCACTTTTCCTTAAACATAGAAATTGTAGAGATTTAGATCCAGCATTGGGTGACAAGATAGAGGTATGGGAAGGTGCAGGTAGTACTTATACTGATATTCTAGGTAACTCACAATGGTATGACTTTGAACCAGTTTATGGTAAACTATTCCTTAGAGGTTATATATTTACAATTATTAGAAAACATAGATGTAGAATTACATATCGTTATGGTGATGATACAGTTCCATTAGATGTAGCAGATGCATGTATTAAACTTACAGCAATAGATCTATTGAATTCTAGTTTCAGAATGGATATACTTCCAACTGGTGGAAATGGTGTAGATATGGGTGCTTCTAAATCTGATTGGAGAATTGATATAGAGAATTGTATAGATAATAGACAAGAAGTATTCTTTATACCATAATGATATGCCATCTAAACAAGCAAAATATGTTCCAAATCTATCAGAAATAGAACAAACCGCTAAAAATACATTCACAAATAAAAGAAGTGCTGTAGATGCAATGGTTCATCAATTAGTTGCTAGAACTAATGGTGATATATATTTAAAATTTAGAGAATTAGGAATGGATTATGTACCATTTAAATTAGTGTATAATTCTCGTCCTGTATTAAGAGAATTAAAAAAAGTAAATGATACATGGTATAAGAAGTTTAGGACAGCACGTTCAATACGTTTAGAGATAGATCATAAATTCACAAAAGCATATTTTCAAAAAAAAATAACATTTGAAAGTTGGTTATCAAGTAAATATCCTGAAGTGTCAAAAATACATTATTTTCATATTAGAAATATGGGTGAGGAACACCCAAATATATCTAAATATATAGCAGAATTTAATAGAGAAGTACCTGTTGAAAAACAACATCCTAAACTTCAAAGTGATCATAACAAGGCTTCTATTTTAGCAGCACATATTACAGAAAAACGTGCCGAAACAGTACAGGAGTATAGAATCTTTAAATCATTTACTGGTGAACAGTTATCAAAGTTTCTAGAGAATGAAAAATATATATTTTCAGGTCAATTATTAAATAAAAAAGCAGAACCTAACATGGCAAAATTCTTCAAGGCAGATACAAATACATCTGATATAATAAATAAAGTATTAAAAGAAGTTCTAACTAAATTCAATGATGATTTTCTAGAATTTGATTTGAATAATATATTAGAAAGTAAACATATGAAGGAAAAATATACTGAATATAATTCACCTAGAAGTGAACAGCATCAGAAATGGTTAGAAGAATTACCTGAAATTGAAGCACAGTGGAAAGTGAAACCCAAATTTCCAAATATTAAAAATATAAGGACATGGTTTCTTAAAACAGGATTGTTTAAATCATATAGATTTAATGATTTTCAAAACATAAAAACAGTTAAAGGAAGAAAGAGTTTCATAGACAGTTCTATATTTCTTATAGCAAATGGTATTTACACTAGAAAATTAGGACAAAAAACATTCAAATATACAAGAGACCCAGAAACACCAAATGCATCATTTCGTAAATATAGGGAAACTGCTGGGGCTAAGATTAAAGCATCTACCATGATGAGACGTTCAAAGTTAGATATACGTTCTAGAAGAAGAAAGGATAAATATGATAATTGGGATAAAGAGATAGAACGTATTTCAAGAGGTTGGAATAATAGAGGTACTAAATACTCTAGAATAAGACGAACCAGTGGAAATACTCGTAAACCAAGGAAAGATCCACGGTAAATTTAATAAGTAACATACTATTATATAAATCATGGGTGCTTCAAATCTATATGCAACAGTATCTGATACCAAATCACTGTTAGCCGATAATTGGACTATTGGAAACTTACCAGATGTAAGTTTTATGTGGGATGAAAGATCAACTGGTTTTATGGATGATAGGAGAGATTTTATACTTTTAACTCCAACAAACGAGGATGCTCAATATTTTAGTCTTCACGGTGAGGATTTTTTACACTATATAAATGTTAAAATTGATGTACATACATTCCAGAATCTAGAATATCATGAGAATGTGGTTAATGAGGTATTTCGAATAGTAAAAGCAAATATAAGAAGAACAAATTATGTTGACCTTGTGATTGCTTCATCATATCATGAAAATGATATGTTTAGAAATATATTTAGGCATACCATAATAGTCAGATATAGAAAATTGAATCCATAGATAAACTTTATAAGTCATAATTATAATATAAATTCATGGTTAGAACTGGTGCTCATGCATATGTAAAATATGATTTCGAGACTTCATATGGTGCTGGAGGAACTGCAAATAAGAAATTTGGTCTACAAGACAAATTATCCAGTCTATCATTAACTAATAATAGAACCAATTTATCACAATTAAATCAGAATACTATTCATAAATTCGCTTACGGTCAACAACAAGGAACTGCCTCAATGGGATTTACACTTTCAAATCCTTGGATATTTGGAGCAATTTTAGGTGCACCAGCACCATCAGGTTCATCACCTAACTATATTTATACTTATGGAGCAACAGCAAATCTTAAAACTCCACGAACTATTCGTATGGAAGTTGGTATTGATGGAGTTTCAGCAGATGTTGTTAGAACATTAAAAGGTGGCTTAGTAAATAATATTTCATTATCAGCCGCAGTTGGTGGAATGGTTGAAGGTACAGCGGATATTACTTATGGACAAGAAACAGCACCATCATCATCATTAGGTACAGCCCCTTCAGAACCATCACAAGAATTTCCTTATACTTTTGCACATGCAGAATTAACATTAAATGATACAGTGGTTGCACAATGTCAAGATGTAAATCTATCCATTGCACAAAACAGTGAATTATTATACAGATTAGGATCACATTCTGCAACTGATTCATACAGAAGAGTTTTAGATATTACAGGTTCATTTAGAGCATCCTTCATTAACAAAGATTTATTAGAAAAACTACTTGCACAAATCAAAGCAGATAGTTCTACAACTTATCAAGAAGAAGTAGATGCTTCTGGAGCAACAGCAAAATTCAAATTAACATTCATTCAAAGTTCTACTAACCAAGAAATTGTTATAAATATGACAGGTCTATCAATATCTGACTTGGCAATATCTGGACTAGAACCAGTAGAACCAATATTTGAAGAGATTAACTGGCAAGTTAAAACTATACAAGTTGTTGCAAAATCAACAGCAGCCACAGAGCCATAATCATAAGTCTTTTATACTATAAATTATAAACATTTATATTGGCAACCAAGTCATTTAAAATAGATTGGAAAGATACTAAAGAATCAGTAGAATATGAAGATGATATTACATTTGGTGAATTAGAAAATATATTAAATAAATGTCTTGATATGACAGATGTTAGTAAACCAAAGGTTAATATTCCATTATACAGACAAATGATTTTAACAGCAGTTATAACAAAAGCACCTTTTCAGATAAAAGAGATTGCAGAAATTAGAAATCTTAAATCTAGTGTAGCAAAAGTAATCATGAAGGAGGTCATGAAAGACTACCCTTTAGCAAAATATCTGGAAGAATGGGTGGAGACTTTCGTGGGGGAGATGGAGCAAGAAACAACTCCTCAATTTACTACTTCTTCGCAAGGGAATTCGGTTGGACAAAACATCAAGTAGATGACCAACATATAGGGTATCTTAACGGAATCATATATGAATATCAAGAAGAAGCACGCAAAGATAGAATAAATTTAAATAGACGTAAGTAATAAGATTTATATGTCAGCAGTTCCTCAAGATGATGATTTTAATATTGAGATAGGTATCAAGAATCTTCAGCAGGCTATGAAGGATATATCTAAAACTGTCAATGATAGTTTAACTGCTGGTGTTGATAGAAAGACATTAAAGTATACAGAGTTTCTTAAAAGACAATCAATAATGGATAAACAAAGAAATCAGTTTTTAGAAAAACGCTATAAATTAATGAATAATGCACGTTCAATGGAATTATTAACACGTAGTACTGGTAGTGGAATGATGGGTGGGGCAATGAATTTTATGTCAGGAATGGGAAATGCAAAGATGGGGGATTTACAAAGACTAAAAGAGTTAAAAGGTGAAGAGAGATCAAAAATATTAGATCCTATTGAAGCAAAAGAAAGAAATAAATTACAAGGAATGAAATCTATCAGTATATTAGAAAATATATCTGACAGACTTGATGATACTTTTGGTGGAACATCTAAATGGAATAAAATGTTTGGTGGTCATGGTAAAATGGCAGCAGGAGCAATGGGTGTAGGTGCTGTAGGTGGAGGAATATCATTGGCAAAAATGGTAATAGATAGTTCACCAGCATTTCAACAGTTGCTTAAACTCACAAAGTTTGCAACTACTCTTATTCTCAGACCTATAGGAGATTTCTTTGGATTCGTATTCAGACCAATACTTATATTATTACTTCGAAAATTTATTATACCATTCTATCAAAAGGTATATCCTTGGTTTATTAGAAATGGTAAGATTTTAGGAGAGTTACTTACATCATTTGATGGATTTGGTGATGCAATAGGAACTGCATTTACATCAAGTTTAAAAGTACATTTAGCAGAATTTGAAACAATGTTTGCAAAATTCTTCCCAAAGTTAAAAGTAGAAGATATACCAAAACCAGAAGATCCTGCAAAACAAAATGTTATTGCTTCAAAGAAGATGGATGAATTGGTTGAAGTTACTAAAAAAGCATTACCAGATCCTAACATTCATGGGGTTCTTGCTAAACTAACAACAAAACAAGTAATAGCAAACACAAAAGTACCAGCATTAGAAGATAAAACAAAAAAAGTTATGAAAAAATTACCTGTAAAATCAAAAACAATGGATTGGACTGATGGTGGTAAAGCACTTAAAACAGGTGCTAAAGTTGCTGCTGATTCTGCAAAGGCAGCAACAACTGCATCAAAAGTTACAAGTGGGGCATTAAAAACATTAAAAATATTAGACAGAGTAGCTGGGCTACCAGCAGAGATTGCAATAAAAGCAATAAAAGGAACTACACAAATAGTTGGTGGTGCATTGAAAACATCTATAGGAACAGCAGATAAATTAATTACAGGTGGTGTAGGAGGGAAGGTTGCAAAGACTGCAACAAAACCAGCAGTTGAAGCAATAGGTAAAGTGTCAGGAGTAATTGCTGCAAAATTAGCAGGAAAGACAGCATCCAAATTTATACCAATAGTTGGACAAGTATTAACTGCAATAGATGCAGCAGGATCTATTATGAAGCAATATGCACCAGATCAATACGAAGGAATACATTCAGGTGGTGTAGGTTTAATGAAAGGTGTTGTAGGCGAAGATATAGCAGAAGGAGTAATGGATTTTATTGGATTCGGTAAACAGTCTACAGCAGAACAACTTGTAGGATTAGCAGGAGCAGGAGCAGATTTAGTTACAGGTAAGAAAAGAGAAGAAAATGAAGGTGCGTTTGGATGGGGAGGAGGATTTTTTGGATTGGCACAAGGAGGAATTATAAGAGAACCAATTAAAGGTATAGGTAAATCAGGTCAAAAATATATGCTTGGTGAAAGTGGGTCAGAAGCAGTAATACCTATGAATAAGATGGGTGGTAATTCAGGAACAACAATTAATATAACAGTAAATGGTAGTATATATTCAGATAAAGATATGCTTAAATTCCAGAGAACTATAATGAGAGCCATAGAATCAAGTAATACGAGGAAAGCAAGACTATGACATTAAAATTACAATTATTTAAAATACATCCACAATCATATACATCTAATACAAGTGTTGCAACTACCCAATATATGATAGAAAGATTTGAAACTACAGCATTTGAGTCATTAAACATAAATTTATCTTCACCAATATCACCAATGCCATTACCAGAAGATACAGCAGATTCTAATCTATTGGTAAAAATGGAAGGTAATACAAAACAGATTAGATTTTCATGTAAATTTGATTCTAATTTAATAACATTGGCTCAGAATACAACCCCATTTGTAGAATCTAAATTAAAATATAGAGGAACAAATATTAATGTTGATGAAAACACAGATGGAACTATAATATATGAAGATAATTCAGAAACTAACAATGTTGCATTGGTTGCATTATTTACTGAAAAATTTGAATCCAGATCAATTACAGATTCATTTTATTTCAGAGTATATGATACCACTTCAACAGCAGATAATAAAGCATTATTTGAGGGAACTGGATCTATAACATCCATAGATACATCAGTAGACTCAAGTTCACCTGTAGTTTGGACAGTAAACATTGATTTTATAGTAGGTGATGTAATATCAATTTATGATGCAGATACACCTGATGAAGTTGACAGTCTGGAAATAACATCTTCTGCCTCTGGAGAATTACAATTTGTATGGAAAGATCCAACAAGGGTAGGTGGTACAGCCGTAACATCATTTATGTTAGAGTGGCAAAATAATGATACTAATGATAAACAATATGAAACACTTGATTATACAGAATCACGGGTTGTAGCAGAAGGAGTATTTGATTCAGCAACTGGTAAATATACTAGGGTTATATCAGGGTCAACATCGGCAGGGGTTAGAGTAAATTTTACAACAATAATACCTACTGTAGGAGCAGGAGTGGATGCTGGATATGTAGTGGATTCTGGAACAAGATATACCTGTTATGTTACTGCACGTAATACTGGAGGATCAGGAGTTAAATCTGACAGTATTATCGTGAAGGCACAGTAGGTGTAACAGTTGAAATCTAATGTTAAATTATTAAAAACAGATGCAGTTACTGGTAAAGTATCTGAGATAGATGTTAACCATGCAGAAATATCACGAGATGGTTTAAGAGCAGTGGATTCTGGAGTATTTACATTCACATCAAAATTAGATATAAATATAGGTGATGAGATTAAATATATTCAAGATGTTGCAAACACCAAACATCTCCGTGGGGCATATTTGTTTCAGGGAACTGTGTTAGATGAAAGTGGATATAATGTAGATCCAGTGGATCAAACACATTCAACTATATCAGGTTATACAAATTATGAAGGATTAGATTATTCATTAAATACAATACCCAATCATAAGTTTAGAGGAATGTATGAAGGAACAGTATTATCTAGTGGTAAAGGTGCAATACTTGAAAATAAACTACAAGAGGACGGAACTACACCTGTTCATGATTTTTCTGGTGATTTTGAAATATATGCTTGGGTAACTACTCCATCATCAGGAACTGCTGGTGTAATATATTCTAAAACTGATATTAATGATGTAGGAATAACATTAAAACTTAATAAATCTGGAAGTAATTTCTATCCAAGTTTTGATTTCAAGAATAATTCAGGAGGAAGTTCTAAAAATGTAAGTACGTATGGAGTAAAAAATATAACATATAACTCAACAGCATTAATAAGAATACAACGTGTAGGGAATGATTTTAATTTATATATGGTGGACGGAACAGAAAATACACCATTTAGTTCAGTAGATGGTAACTATCCATATAATCCATCATACCCTCATAGTGCAGGATCTTTTAATGTTCCATCACAAGCAACCATTGGATCTGATGCCTCTTCTTGGTCAGTAAATTCTGTTATTGGCACAGCAAATAAATTTGGAGGTGAATTACATCAACTTAGAATATATTGTGGAGGTAATTTAGATCATCAAAGTGCATCACAAATATTCTCATCCAGACCAATACCATTAATCATGAAGTTAGCTGGTACTATATGGAAGATAGAATCTAATTTGGATGAAAAGAAGGTATTTGTAAAAGGGTTTGGAAAAGTAATTACAGATACCTTAGTTAGTGAGACATTATTAACAACAGGAACAACAACTGGTGAATGGTATTCAGGGTCAGGTGCTAGAATATTAACAGCATTTACAAATGTATCCTCACAGGAGGTAGTAAGAGCAATAATAGCAAAACTGAATACAAAATTATCTGGAACACAGACATTCAAACTAAGTGTTATTGACACAACTGGAACAAGTGCAAATATAAATACATATACTGCTGAAGGTAATTTTCTTGAAATAATAAATCAATTAATGATGATAGGTACTGGAAATGCAAATCCTACATCATTCTATATATCACCAAGAGGTAAATGTATAATAGAAGTTAAAGACATTGATATGACTAACACGTTAACGTTCAAACATGGTAAATATCAAATTAGTCAAGACGGATTTGACGATACAAGTACGGTAAATGACTTGTATGTGTCAAGCCGTGCAGGTGGAAGTTTTGGTATAGTTCATGCAGATAACACAGTATCAATTAATAAAATAGGATTATATTCAAGGAGAATTTTAACACCACAATTAACTGATGCAGCAGCAGTTACAATATTCAAAGATAATTTTATAGGAGAGTTTAACAGTATTAACACTAGATATACAATACAGTGTCCATTCTTGTTGGATTTTATTAGAGAAAATTTTCAAGTAAAAGTGATAAATTCAATCAAATCATTAGATAAAAGTTCAACCATAAAATCTATAACTTGGACTTATCCTGAATCAAGAACAATAATAGAGACAGGTGATTTCTTACTTGATGGATTTGATTTAGAGAAAGTATCAGCAGATACCATAAACAATATAATCACAGATACTAACCTTAATCCATAGTATAATAATCTTTAAATATATAAACTTTTAAGTGATATCATGGTTACATTAGTAGAAGGATCACAATATGAAGTCCCAACTTCAATCGATCCAAAAAACAACATTTGTGTTGTAAAAACAAGCACAGATGGAACAAAACAATGGTTTTATGGAGCTAATATAGTAACTAACGATGGAGACATCTACTATGCAAAAAGAGCATGTGGAGAAAGCCCATCAACCAATGAAAACTTTGGAGCAATAGCAGCAGGAGCAGGAGCAACCTGTGTTTTAAACAACCCAGCAAGCTCAGACACTACAGCAAAAGCAGATGATTATGGTGAAGTAAACAATCCTATAGTCACTTCTGGAGCACAAAAAGACTGTACTACAGCATACCCAAAGACTAATGACGGAGATGCAGATAACACTGGATCAGGTGTTGATGTAGTCACATACAAATTCTCATGGACTACCTCACAAATTGATACAAGTGCAGGCAACGCAATCACAGGTGGTTGTATTGTTGACAAAGCAGCAACTCTAGCAGACGGTGTGAAAATCCTAACTCATTGGAACTTTAGTAGCCCAACTAGCTTCCATAAAACCAGTACAGATACATTAACATTGTATGTTAATCACACAATGAATGGCGTATAGTAATACATCATTTTTTCTTTTTTTTTGCTTTTTACCCCTAATCTTAACGGAATATTAATATACCATTAACCATTATGTTAAGCATGTCTAAATTATCAATGAGTAAGATATTTAATTTATTAGAGAAACTTAACATGAAATTTCCTGACGGAAAAGGTGGACTTGATGACAAAGTCAGATTTGAGGAAAAATTAAGTTTTAAATTAACTAAAGGTAATGGGAAGGTAATTAGTGGTAAATAATGGTACGAAAAGCAATTTATAAACACGCTACACAAGTAGATACTGCAACATATCCAGATGATGGTTCATCCCCAGTCGGTTCTAATGAATGGAATGAAGCACCAGATCAAGCAGGAATGATTGGTAATACTCCAACAACATCAACAATTACAATAGCAACTGGTGTAGCAACAATAACAGATTCAGTTACAGTAGTAGCAGCAGAAACTGGCACTACTGACACTTTAGATAAACTATCAATTACAAACACAAATGAATTCGATCTTGTATATCTCTTCGCAGATACAGGTGATACGATTACACTAACACATACTTCAAGCCCATCAGCAGACGGTCACATAGCAACTGTGAGTTCTGTAGATGAAACACTTTCTTCCACAACCCCAACAATACTTATCAGGAAAGGTAATTACTGGTACGGTTACGGTGGAGGAGTGGTTAATGCGGTAAGCGACATCGGGGATGTAACCATTACTTCAAACAGTGCAGGAGAGATTTTAAAATGGAATGGTTCAGCATGGGTTAATAATACTTTAGCAGAAGCAGATATTGGTTCAGCAACAGCAGTTGCATTAAACACATCTAAAACAGGAATTACAAGTGGACAAGCAAGTGCAATAACAGCAAATACAGCAAAAGTTACTTACCCTTCAGCAGATTCAACTAAACTAGCAGGGATTGAAGCAAGTGCAACTGCTGACCAGACTGGTGCTGAAATTAAATCTGCATATGAGGCTGAGACTAATGCATTTACAGATTCACAATTTACAAAACTATCAAATATAGAGACATCAGCCACTGCTGACCAAACTGATGCAGAAATCAGAACCGCAGTTGAAGCAGCCACTGACTCAAACGTATTCACTGATGCTGATCATTCTAAATTAAATGCTATTGAAGCAAGTGCCACAGCTGATCAATCCAATGCAGAGATTGTAGCTGCCGTAGAAGCAGGTACTGACTCAAACACATTCACTGATGCTGATCATTCTAAATTAAATGCAATAGAAGCAGCAGCAGATGTAACAGATGCTACAAATGTAAATGCAGCAGGAGCAGCCATGTTATCAGATACAACCACAGCAGGTATGGGATTTGTAATTGATGAAGATACATTATCTTCTAATCTTGATACAAAAGTTCCAACACAACAAAGTGTAAAGGCTTATGTAGACTCAGTTTCAGCATCAGATATTTCATTACAAGGAGATTATAATGCAAGTACAAACTCCCCAGATTTAGATACAGCCCCTTCAGGTATATCAAAAGGAGATCACTATGTTGTATCAGTAGCAGGTACATTCTTCAGTGAGGCATTACAGGCAGGGGATTCACTAATTGCTAAACAAGATTCACCTACAACATTTGCACACTGGATTTTAACAAATAACAATTTAACCACACCTATTACAAACAACGAAGTATCAGTAACAGCAAACATTGCATTATCTAAATTAGCAACCGATCCTGTAGCAAGAGCAAATCACACTGGAACTCAAGCAGCATCAACCATTTCAGACTTTGATACAGAAGTTGCCAATAACTCAGCAGTAACATTAAACACTGCTAAAACAGGAATCACATCAGGACAGGCTAGTGCAATTACTGCCAACACAGCTAAGACTGGAATTACAAGTGGACAAGCATCTGAAATTACAGCCAATACAGCTAAGACTGGAATTACAAGTGGACAAGCAAGTGCCATTACAGCAAACACATCAAAGGTTACAAACGCAACTCACACTGGAGATGTTACAGGTTCAACATCATTGACTATCGCAACAGGTGCAGTAGATATTCCTATGTTATCTGCAACAGGAACAGCAAGTTCTTCAACATACCTTAGAGGAGATAATTCATGGGGTGCAGTAACTACATATTCTGCACCAACTATTGGAAGTACATCTATTGCTTCTGGTGCAACTGTTACAACCATAGCAGGATTAACATTAACAACACCTAACATTGGAACACCTTCAGCAGGAATATTAACAAGTTGTACTGGTCTACCACTAGCAGGACTTACAACATCAGCAAAAACAGAAGCCCTAATTATCGCTTGTTCAGATGAAATTACTGCATTAGCAGGTACTGAAACAGCCAAATTCGTTTTACCATATGGTTTTGAAGTTACTAAAGTTAAAGGTTCATTAAATACAACAGGTGCATCCAACGTGGTTGCAACCATTCTTAGAGGTGCAAGTGCATTAGCAACCGTTACAATATCAGGTACTACAGCAGATGATGCATCTCCAACAAATACAACTGGATCAGAAAATGATGTTATCTCAATTTCCATCGGTGGAGCAGATGCAACTGCAACAGGATTAAAAATATACATAATAGGATATCGTACTTAGGAATAAATAATGGATAAAGACTTTTTCCTGAAGAAAAGTAGGGAATATAATTCACCATTTATTACACATCCATTTAGATATGCAGAAGCTGAAAGTGAACCTGATACACCGTCAAATATGACAGCACAACCAGCAAGTGGATCAATAATTAATTTATCATGGAGTGCTGTTGAGGCAAATCCGAGTGTAACAGGATACACAGTTGAAAAAAGTACTAACAATTCAAATTGGACTCCTGTTACAACCACATCTTCTACAAATCCAGATGCAACAGGTTTATCAGCAAATACATTATATTATTTAAGAGTTAAAGCCAATAATAGTTTAGGTTCAAGTCCATGGGTGTCAGTAAATACAACATCTGGTGTAACAACACCAAGTGGAAGTAGAGCAGTTCTTGGAGGAGGAAGATATACAGGATTTGTAAATACAAATAATATGGAATATTTCTCTACATCATCATCAGGATCTAGTGCAACTTTTGGTACTTTACTTGCTGCTAGATACGAACACGCAGCTGCTCATTCAACTACAAGAGGAATATTTGCATTGGGATACCCTCCTTCAGGCTCATCGATGGAGTATATAACAATAGCAACTACAGGAAATTCATCTAATTTTGGTACTTACAGTATTACCACCTCAGGTGCAGGAGGTTTAAGTGATGGTTCAAGAGCAGTGTTTGGAGGAACAGGTTCTACAGGAACTCAGTATTATGTAAATTATTATGTCACAATAGCAACTGCAAGCAATAGTACACTTTTTGGTGATATGAGGTCTGGAAATTATCAGTGGACAAAATTCTATCAACCAGCTACAGTAGCATCACATACAAGAGGAATATTTGCAGGTGGAGGTTCTAGTTCAACTCGTAATAAAATGGTTTATATCACAATAGCAACTGCAAGTTATTCTCAGGATTTTGGTAATTTGACAACGAATGAAAATGGAAAGAAAGGCACAGATAATCGCACAAGAGGAATATTTTTAGGTAGTTGGGATTCTAACACTATTTGTTATATAACTATTGCAACATTGGGCAATGCCACTGACTTTGGTGATATGACAGTTGATAAAGCTTCTTTTGCTACTGCTGGAAATGGAACTTTAGGATTTTTTGCTGGAGGAAGAAGACGTGGAACTTATGCATGGCAGTCAGATATTGCAAAATCTACAATAGCAACATTAGGAAATTCATCTAATTTTGGTAGTTTGAGTGCAGCTAAATCACAATCTACTGGTGTAGACAACAGTTAGTTTATATATTGGAATAATTATTACATAATATGGATTATATTGAAATTTTTAATAAAAATAAAAATTTATCTACATTAAATGAAACCCAGATAAAAAAAATTATATCAAGATTACCAGAATATAAGGAAGGTGTATCCCTAATAGGTCATGGAACATCACAAACAAGTTATTCATTACAAACAATGCAGATGATTAGTGACTCACCATTATCTAGAATGAAGCAATGTTTATCACAAATTGATCAAAAATATCAAGCATTACAATCAACATATTGGTCATTAGAAAAAAAGAAATTGTCAATATTAAAATTAATTAATAAAACTGATGCTCATTCTAAATTACTTGTTAGTGAATATAATTCTTACATAGAGTCAAACACAGTATTAATGAATCTTACATTAAGGGAGATTGGTATGTTCCAAGATATGTATGATTCCATCAAAAAGAGTAATAATATACCTGATAATTGGACAGAAAAGGATTTTGAAAAACAAGAGATAGATCATATGATAAGGAGTTCATTTAGACTTGGTATTCAGGATTTAAGTTCTACTGGTCGTACATCAAATGCCGTTGTAGAATATTGGGAACAGTTAGGTATACATCCACAATTAGCAGAAACATTGATAAAAGGATATTTAACATCAATTCAGATGAGGATAAATAAACAAGAATATGTTACTATTAATGAAATGTATGCTTTTTTAGATCAAATGGTATTAGAGTTCAAATATTCCTATAAAGATGCATTAAAGAGGATTGGTTTGAATGATATAGGTAGTGAAGAATTTATGGCTAAAGGAAATACAAAGCCACAATGAAGCAATTTTATTATCTATGTGGATTACCTAAAAATGTAGATGAATAGTATAGATTAGAACCGTTTTGGAGAGAAGAGTAAAATATTATATAAATGTTTTTAATAATGTAACAAATATCGACAAACGATAATATTTATATCATATAAGAACTAGAATTAAACATGTATACTAAACAATATTATATAACTTCGAAACATATATGGTATAAGGCAGGATAATAAATAATCTTGACTGTAATGAGTCAAGTTTTTCAGACAAACATATTCCAATCTAACATATATCAAGGGGAATGGGGAGGTTACACATTCCAATCCAATGTATTTCAAGGTAAATACAAAAAGAAAGTGTTCCAAAATGATGTATTACAATCAGATATATTCTCAGCAGGTCACATATACTCCAAAGTATTCGATGTAACAGATATTATAATAAAAACAATCAATGAGTCATTAAATATAACTGTCAATATAACCAACATAAGAAGTTTAATCAGAATAACTAATGAATCTATATCAATACAACAATTCAGATCAAACCTTAGAGAATTAATTAAACTAGTATTAGAGAGTTCAAGTATATCGGACAACCGAAACTCCACTAGAGGGTTGATGAGGTTGGCTGATGAGTCCATACAATCAGATGAAAACATTACAAAGTATCAGATTATAATAAGGAATCTAGCAGAGGGTATACAGCCATCAGAATCAAAATCCATACTAAGAGGACTGAAGAGAACCATATCAAATACATTATCAGTATCTGAGGTAAAGAATAAGGCTAGTGGATTAACCAAACATATATCTGACACATTATCAGTGCAATCATTCAGAATAAAGACAAGACAGATAGTAAAGAAGGTTGCTGATACAATACAGTCATCTGAAACAACTAACAAATTAAGAGTATTAAACAGATCAATATCAGAAACTATACAATCATCTGAGATATTAAATCCACTCAGAACCCTTGTAAGAACTGTATCTGATAACGTGTCAATTCAATCATTCAGAGTTAAGACTAAACAAATAATTAAACATATATCTGACACATTGTCAGTGTCATCTGCATTTACAAAGTTAAAATCAATGACCAAACTTATAAATGAGTCATATCAGTTAGTAGAGAATGATATTAAACTAAGATCACTTGGAAGGATAATCAATAACACAGTCCAATCAACAGAAGGAATAATAAGATTAAGAGGTCTTACTAGATTGATAAACGAGTCAGTTACAGTGCAAACATTTAGATTGAGAACACGATATATAATAAAATTATTAAATGAATCAATTCAATCATCTGAAACATTCTACCGTTCAGTCAGTAGAATATTTAATGAATCAATACAAGTTACAGTCAATAGATTATTCCAATCTGATATATTCCAGAATATATTCCAGAGTGGTAGTGAGGCTTTAAGATTAATGAGTAAGGTTAAATTAATAAACGAATCCATCTCAGTACAGACCTTCAGATACAGACTCAGAACATTAACTAGAATGGTAAATGAATCTATCCAGTCATCAGAAGGAATTATAAGACTCAGAGTGTTAACTAGATTATTTAATGAATCAATCCAAACCGCTGAGGGATTAGTTAAACTCAGAGGTCTCACTAGAATAATAAACAATTCAATATCAATCCAAACGTTTAGACTAAACATAAGACAATTAATCAAACATATATCTGATACAGTAAATTCAACTGATAATACAATTAAACTTAGAACCCTTGGTAGAGTAATTAATAACACAATTAACACCTCAGAAGGAATACTTAAACTTAGATCATTAACCAGAACTGTATCTGATAGTGTATCAATTCAAACGTTTAGGTTAAACACAAGACAGATAATTAAACATATATCTGACAGTGTAAGTGTATCAGATTCATTAGTAAGGTTAAAATCAATTACTAAATTATTATCTGAGTCAATTCAGTCATCTGAAGGTATCATAAGACTTAGAGGAATAACCAGATTAATTAATGAGACCATACAATCATCCGAAGGAATAACAAGATTAAGAATTCTTACCAGAATGATTAACGAATCAATCTCAATTCAATCATTTAGATTAAGAGCAAGAGTTATGATAAAATTATTAAATGAATCAATTCAATCATCTGAAACATTCTACCGTTCAGTCAGTAGAATATTTAATGAATCAATACAAGTTACAATCAATAGATTATTCCAATCTGATATATTCCAGAATATATTCCAGAGTGGTAGTGAGGCTTTAAGATTGATGATCAAAGTTAAACTAATCAATGAATCCATCTCAGTTCAAACCTTTAGGGATAGACTCAGGATTATAAAAAGAATACTAAACGAATCAATTCAGTCCTCTGAATCATTCCGTAAATCAATGACAATGTCATTTAACGAATCAGTTCAAGTTAGATTTGGTTATGTATCAAGAAATTCAATGTTGAGACTAATCAACGAATCTGTATCAATCCAAACCTTTAGGGAAAACCTTAGAACAATAATTAGAATTATCAATGAATCCATACAATATTCTGATGTAATATTGAGATTGAGAGTATTGACAAGACTTGTTACTGATAATGTATTTGTCAATGAATCATTGATACATTTAAGCAGTATGTTACGAGTTGTAAATAACACCATATCAATATCATATGTAAATGTAAATCTTAGATCATTAATCAGAACTGTATCTGATAATGTATCAATCCAAACATTTAGATTAAACACACGTCAACTCATCAAACACATATCTGAATCAATCCAATCATCTGAAACAATTACAAGATTATTAACAATAGGAAGAATAATTAATAATAATTTATCTGTAAATGAATCAACTATAAAATTAAGAGTACTTATAAGGAACATAAATGAATCCATATCAATCCAATCATTTAGAGACAGATTAAGAATGTTAATCAAACATGTATCTGAATCATTATCAATATCTGAGGGTCTAACTGAACTCAGATCTATAAACAGAATTATTAATAATACAATTCAATCAACAGAAGGAATAATAAGATTAAGATCTATTACCAGACTCATTAATGAATCAATTTCAGTACAAACCTTCCGTGATAGACTTAGAGGACTTACTAGAATCATCAATGAATCCATAAATTCATCTGAAAATATAACTAAACTTAGGTCATTAACTAGAGTTGTCAATAATATTATATCCGTATTATTTAGTTCTGATAGATTAAGAGTTTTAACCAGATTCATCAATGAATCAATCTCAGTTCAATCATTCCGTGATAGACTTAGAGGACTTACTAGAATCATCAATGAATCAATTCAGTCATCAGAAGGTATCATAAGACTAAGAATAATAGTTAAATCAATATCCGATACAGTACAATCATCAGAGTATATAATCAGATTAAGAAATATTACTAGAATTATAAACAATATAATCCAATCAACAGAAGGAATAACAAGATTAAGAATTCTTACCAGAATGATTAACGAATCAATCTCAGTTCAATCATTCCGTGATAGACTAAGATTATTAACTAGAATAATTAATGAATCAATTCAGTCCTCTGAAACATTCTACCGTTCAGTCAGTAGAATATTTAATGAATCAATACAGATAACATTTAGTAGATTATTCCAATCCGTAGTATTTCAGAATATATTCCAAGGTGGTAATGAAGCTTTAAGAGTGATGAGTAAAATTAGAATTATTACAGAGAATGTATCTGTTCAAACTTTCAGAGACAGACTTAGAGGACTCACCAGAATGGTTAACGAGTCAATTCAATCATATGAAGGAATATTAAGATTGAGATTATTGACTAAAATCATTAATAATACATTATCTATAAATGAATCACAGATAAAATTATCATCTTTAATTAGATCCATATCTGAATCAATATCTGTTCAGACATTCAGAGAAAAACTCAGAATATTAACCAAATTAGTTTCTGAAACAGTAAACACATCTGACGGTGTGATAAGAATAAGAGATATAATAAGAATAATAAACAGTGTTATAAACACCACTGAATCATTAACAAGATTAAGAGTATTAACCAGAACTATAGTGGACTCCATATCAATCAACACTGGAGTGTTAAACACTAGACAATTAATCAAACATATTACAGACACAATAAATTCAACTGAAGGATTAGTTAAACTTAAATCTATAACTAAATTATTATCTGAATCAATCCAATCATCAGATGGGGTAATTAAACTTAGAACCCTTGGTAGAATAATAAATGAATCAATCCAAACCACTGAAAGTATAATAAAACTTAGAGGTTTAACCAGAATGATTAATGAGTCCATATCAGTACAGACTTTCCGTGATAGACTTAGAGGTCTTACTAGAATCATAAATGAATCAATACAGTCATCTGAAACATTCTACCGTTCAGTCAGTAGAATATTCAATGAATCAATACAAGTTACAGCAAATAGAATATTCCAATCTGATATATTCCAGAATATATTCCAAGGTGGTACTGAATACATTAAATTAATGGGAAGAATAAGAGTTGTAAATAATAATATAAGTGTAGCAGAATCATTTGTAAGGTTATCATCTTTCCTTAGAGTGATAAGTAACACTGTTCAAACTACTGAATCATATGTAAGAAACATATCATTAAAGAGAATTATTAACAATACAGTACAGTCATCAGAAGGTATAATAAAACTTAGAGGTTTAACAAGATTGATCAATGAGTCAGTATCTATACAAACATTTAGAGAAAAATTACGATTCATTATTAGAATATTAAATGAATCTGTACAATCTGTAGAAGATATATTATATACAAGAGTCTTATTCAAAGTATTAAATGAATCATTGTCCATACTTGAATCACATGTAAATCTCAGGGTATTAAGTAGGGTAATTAACAATATAATACAGTCATCAGAAGATATCATAAGACTTAGAGGACTAACCAGAATTATAAGTGAGTCCATTTCAGTTCAAACATTTAGAGATAGACTTAGAGCATTGACCAGAATGGTAAACGAATCTATACAATCATCTGAATCATTCCGTAAATCAATGACAATGACATTCAGTGAATCTATTTCCACACTTGAATCACATGTAAATATTAGAGTATTAAAACGAGTAATAAACAATACAATACAATCATCTGAAGGAGAAATAAAGGTGGGTGGGTTCATAAAAGTTATCAATAATACATTGAATATTACATTTGGATATGTTAAGAATAGATCTATTACAAGAGTGATCAATAACATCATACAATCATCTGAAACCTTCTACCGTTCAATGAGCAGAACATTCAATGAAATAGTACAGGTTAGAATTGGATATGTATTCAGAAGATCATTATTAAGACTCATAAATGAATCAGTATCAGTACAAACATTCAGGGACAGATTAAGATTCCTTACTAGAATAATAAATGAAACTGTCCAATCATCAGAAGGATTAACAAGACTTAGAGTACTTGTAAGGATTATCAATAATACATTATCTGTATCAGAGTTGTTGGTTAAATTACAAACAATTAATAGAATCATATCTGAATCAGTATCCATTCAAACATTCCGTGAAAAACTCAGAGTATTATTGAGAGTAGTATCAGATAATATATCTGTATCAGAAGGTATCACGAAACTAAGAGGAATTAATAGAGTTATATCTGAAGTTGAATCTTATTCAGAATCACTTGTTAAATTACAAACAATAAAGAGAGTGATTAATAATACATTAAATGTATCTGAATCAAATGTAAAGTTACAAACAATCATTAGAACATTCAATGAATCAATATCTGTTCAAACATTCAGGGACAGATTAAGATTCCTTACTAGAATAATTAACGAGTCTATACAATACTCTGAAGGAGTGGTACGATTAAGAGGAATAATTAGATCTGTAAACAACACCATTCAATATACAGAATCATTCAGAAAGGCAGTAAGCATGTCATTCAGTGAATCATTATCATTGTCTGAAGGGAATATACCACTTAGAAGTTTAATTAGAACCATATCTGAATCAGTATCCATTCAAACTTTCAGAGAAAAACTTAGAGTGATGTTCAAAGTATTAAATGAATCAGTATCATTAAGTGAAACATCATTATTCCTTAGAGGTATAATTAGAACAATATCTGAAACAATGTATATATTAAGAATACGTATAGGTGTATTCCAATATGTATTCCAGAATAATGTATTCCAATCTGGTTATGAAATAGTAATGTTAAGAGGACTTACAAGAGTAATAAACAATTCAATATCAGTGTCAACTAGTGTAAATAAACTACGTTCATTAACCAGAATTATAAGTGAGTCCATATCAGTACAAACATTCAGAGACAGACTTAGAGCACTTACCAGAATGATAAATGAATCTATACAGTCATCTGAAACATTCTACCGTTCAGTCAGTAGAATATTTAATGAAAGTATTCAGGTATCAACTGGAGTAGTATTTGTAAGGTCAATGATGAAAATAATTAATGACAGTATAAACACATTGGAATCAATCATATACACAAGAGGATTAATTAGAATTATAAATAACACTGTATCAGTACTATTTGATTCTGACAGATTAAGAGGATTAACTAGACATATAAACGAATCAGTATCCATTCAAACATTCCGTGAAAAACTCAGAGTATTATTGAGAGTAGTGGATGAATCAGTATCATTGAATGAAACAACTGTCAAACTCAGAGGTATGTTAAAAGTAATTAATAATACAATACAATCATCTGAGGGAACAATTAAACTTAGAGGTTTAACAAGACTCATAAACGAATCCATCTCAGTACAGACATTCAGAGACAGACTCAGAGCACTCACCAGAATAATTAATGAATCTATAAGTTCATCCGAATCATTCAGAAAGAGTTTCACTAGAACATTTACTGAAACAGTTCAGACATCTGATGCAACCATATTTGTAAGAAGTATGTTAAAAGTATTAACAGATAATGTATCTATTAACACAATAACAGTACCAGTGAGAGGATTGATAAGAAGTGTCAATGACAATATACAATCATCAGAAGGTGTAATCAAACTTAGAGGCTTAACTAGAATGATTAATGAATCAGTATCAGTTCAAACATTCAGAGATAGATTAAGAACAATGGTTAGAATTATAGATGAATCCATATCTTCATTTGAAGGAGTAGTAAGACTCAGAGGACTCACAAGACTTATCAATGAATCTATCTCAGTACAAACATTCAGGGATAGACTCAGAGTAATGACTAGAGTTATCAACGAATCAGTACAGTCAATAGAAGATACAATAAAATTAAGAGGAATGATGAAGATAGTTAATAATACATTAAACATGAGTGAGGGTATCATAAGACTCAGAGGTTTAACCAGATTGATAAATGAGAATATGAATATATTAGAAACCGTACATTCAATAAAAACTATAATCAAATTATTGTCAGAGTCTGTATCAATACAATCATCTGTAGTAAGACTCAGAGGACTCACAAGATCAATAAACGAATCCACATCAGTTACTGAAACCACTAATAGATTGAGAGGAATATTAAGAAATATAGATGAATCTATAAACATATCAGAAGGGTTGATCAACCTCAAAAGTTTAACTAGACATATCAACGAGTCAGTATCCGTTCAGACATTCAGGGATAGATTAAGAACAATAATAAGAATGATTAATGAGTCAGTATCTTCATCTGAAGTGGTATTAAATATAAGAGTATTAACCAGAATGGTAAATGAATCTATCTCAGTACAAACATTCAGAGAGAATCTTAGAACAATGGTAAGAATCATTAATGAATATGTTCAAACATCTGAGGGATTAATAAGATTAAGAGAACTATCAAAGATAATTAATAATACCTTGAGTGTAGGAGAGGTTAACATTAAACTCATGAGTATAACAAGATCCATATCTGATAATATAAACATGTCAGAAGGTATCATGAGGTTGAGAGGATTAACCAGACTCATAGATGAGTCCATATCAGTACAGACTTTCCGTGAAAACCTTAGAACAATATTCAGAGTTATTAACGAGTCAGTTCAATCTACTGAAAACATAATTAGATTAAGAGGACTTGTTAAACAGATTGATTCTACCATTGGTATATCAGAATCCATATTAAAAACAAGAGGATTGATTAGAATTATATCATCTAACATATCTGTCAGTGAAGGTATAATAAAGATGAAAAGTATAATCAGATTGATATCTGATAGTATTAGTATAAATGAAATCATATTAAGATACAGAGGACTTACATTTATGGTTAATGAGGTAATTCAATTAACTGAATCATTAATGACTATATTAGGAAGAGTGAAGGTGATAGTAGAATCAATATCAATACAAACATTCAGAACCAGTTCAAGAGGATTAATAAGAATAGTGAATGAATCCATAAGCATATCATTATCACTATCCAAATTATTACAAGACGGTGCTGTAAGGGTTATAAAGACGTTTGGTATACATAGTAGATCTAAGACTGTAGGAACACATGATAGATCACAAAGTACAAATACTTATAAAAGAGATAAGGATATAGGTTGTTAATATGAGTATGAATATGGAAGGAAGATCAACGGAATTTAGAGTAAAAGTGGGGGCTACTGCTACCTTACAACTAACTATAGGTTTAGATTTATCCAATACTGTGACATTTGCTACTGGTAAATGGAAGGTTTGGAAGCCTGATGGAACACTAGTTATAAATGGAAACATAGTATATACCACAAGAGCAACTGGAATAGTATCATATACATTAACATCATCAGATACAGCCACAGCAAATGCTGGTAATTGGTCAGGAGAGGTGGAACTATTAGATAGTTCTGGTGGTATATCTGAACAGACAAAAACATTCAATTTTGTTATAGAAGAATCATACTAACAATATATAAATACTATGTTATAATCATTATTATATGGCAGATCTTAAAGTAGTAGCATCTGGAGTTTGTGAAGAATGTAATCATACTCAATCAGCACATGAAGGTAATACAACATGTGATATTGATGGTTGTAACTGTACAAACATTGGAAGTTACTAACACTTATATGTAGTTTAATTTAACATATAATATGTTAAAATTAGATGACATTAATAATCATATTTACTTTGAATTCAGAAGAGCACAAGTAGAAGCAATGAAAACTGAGAGACTTGGTGTAATACATGTATCAGATATTATCAAACCGTGTATGCGTAATGTAATTTATAAAAAGACTTTGACACATACAGGTATGTCAACAGAGGATTATAAATCTTTATACTTTGGACAAATTGTACATTCAAATTCTATGATAGCCAAACCAGAACATCATGAAAAGTTTCTAGCATATAATTATGTAAAGGATGAACCTCTAACAAGAGAAGAAGCATTACAAATACCACCAGAAGACCCAGAGCATTTAGATATTATATATGGTAGTATAGATGATGTGTTGGAAATTGACGGGAAATGGGTGATTTGTGACAAAAAGACAACAGGATCTATAGACTATTTTTCCAAGTATAATTCGAGACCAAGTGAATCACATACAGACCAAATCAATAGGTATAGAGTACTCTTAAAGAAATGCTATGATATTGATGCAGAGTTTGGATGTGTGGTATACATATCTAATAGAATAGAAAAGGATAAGAGAGAGAAACCTGCCATACTTTCATTTAAACTTAAACCTATAGAGGCTACATTAAAGGATATGATAGAGAAATCACGTATAATTAAAGACTCTATGAATAATTGTAATCTTCCTGAGAGAACTAAATGTTATTTATGTGACGGTATGTGTGAGTATGCTAGTATGTGTTTCGAGGATAACAGGAAGAAATGGAAGGAGTAAAAATATCAGTACCTTGTCAAAAAGGATATCATACAAAGTGTTTTAAATGCTCATGTATATGTCATAAAGTTGCTGGAGAGTAATTGTTAATATATTTTAATGGGAATAACAAAGCCCATATGGAAACCTTACAGGCATGTAAGGTAAAGAATGTAGTACTATCATTCAAGTATTCATATGCTAATATAACAAAATTTCATTCACGATTTGAAAAGATATTTGTGGTAGCAGGTACAAAGACTGAACCAGAAAGGTATTATGAATTGTTAAAAAAACATAAGGAATTATATGATGTAGCAATACAGTTCGACAAGTTATATGATATGGATGCAACTATTAAATATTATCATAAGGAAAGAGAGATGGGTATAGACTGGACTATCCCTGTGTTACAAGAGAATTATATTAATCATTTGTCAAGGATACATCCAGAGCCTGATACATATGTTGCTCTAGGTGAAATACATGGTAAGTTAGAGACAGAAGATCAGATAAGGAAGTTACCTCCCAATCTAAAGTATCATGGTTTAGCAAAAGGAAAGTATGTTAATCAGACTAGACTGTTTGAATCAATAGATACATCAGGGTGGGTATCAGCAGCAATGTCTAAGAAATGTGAAGTATGGAGTAATAACTCTACTAACTTTATGTTCTTTGGAGACAAAGGTAAGGCAATGATACCAATGTTAAACCATGCATGTGAAGTACATAAAGAGTATATGGAAATATGTGGAATAGATAAGAACAAACTAATAGAAGGAGATTACTACACATTACTTAAAGCCCCATTCGCTTTACTATACATGCCAATGTGCAAACAATTAAATATACTAGATAAAAACTTTGATATGTAAAGTTTAAATACTTTGATTTAATTAAAGTTATATATGACTGAGGATATATTTAAGATTAAACCTTTAGATGAACATGGTGCAAAGGTTGTAGTTGATGGGCATAAGACCGTATCACCATTCAATTCTGCCAAACATTTAAAGACTGCAAACATACCAGCACTATGTGATCAATGTGTATATCGTAGTATAGACTCTGGTGGTAACGGTAAATGTCCCAAGTATGAAGCAGGTGCAATGTGTGCAATTAGAAAAGATTTTGTTGCATTGATAAATGACTTGGATACAAGAAACCCAGAACATGTAAAGACCATGCTAGATATGTTAGCCAAACTGTCATTTGAAAATGTACTCATGGCTTTAACAGAATCAAAGTTTGATGGCAACATACCTGACAGGAATACTAAATCAGAGGTTAATACTTTACTCAAAATCATATCAACTATAGGTGAAATATCTTCCAAGATTACAATAAGCGAGGAGAAAACATTTAACAAGATGGGTGATATAGAATCAATATTCAGACAGATTAAGGAGAAGAAATCTCTTGACTGATAAAATGAAATTGAGTGATTCATGTTGTGCAATATGTGGATGTGATTGTGATGTTGATTGTGAATGTCCATGTCACGGAGTATATTAAATGGGACAAACTAAGAAAGAAATAATAGACGACAGAAAAGTATTCATGCAGAGTATATTAGATTGTGCATATAAACCAAGTGTATTCAGTAAGGTTTTCTTAGGTCATGATTTATTTGATTATAATATAAAGTATGTAGATTGTAAGGATAGATTCATAGTATATCGTTCAGGAAGACAAGTAGGTAAAACCATGTCAACTGCTGTTAAATCAGTACACTTTGCTTTCTTTGCACCATTACTATCTAAAACAGTTAAGAAAGAATGTATAATAGTTATTGCTGCACCTACACAAAACCAAGCTGGTATCATGTTTGATAGAATAAGATCACTTGTTATGAATAGTGATTTCTTAAAAGGATATGTAGTTAGAAACACACAAACAGAATTATGGCTTAACTTTTTAGATAACACAGGTATGAGTAAAATCATTACAAGAGCAACTGGTGAAACTGGTACTGCACTCAGAGGATATTCACCACACGTAATCATAGCAGACGAATGTTCTTTCATTAAAACAGATATACTTAGAGCCTTCTTGCCATCTGGTATGGCTACACAGGCTAAAGTGTGGTTAACATCAACACCTTTCTCCAAGGCAGGTTATTTCTTTGAGGCATGTCAGAACTCTACACCTAGAAACCCTGATGGTATGTGGACAGAATTTCATGTAAAGTCAACAGAGAACCCTCTCATTCAAGAAGACCCTACATTCATTGAAGAAATTAAACGTCTTACCAAAGAGGAATATGTACAAGAGGTGGAGGGGGAATTCCTAGACATTGGTGATGCATTGATTCCAGCTTCATTAATACAAGAAGCAATAGTAGATGGTAAACCTAAAGGAAGAGTTCAATATTATATGGGAGTAGATGTTGCTAGGACTGGTAGAGATGAGACAGTATTCACAATAATCAAAGTAGATGAAAATAATATAGTATTTGTAGAAGATGTTATAGCAGAGTCACAAAGTAATGTAGTAGATGTAGCAGGAAAAGTTAAAGATCTAGTAAGAGATTATCATATAGAGACAGTTTATGTAGATGAGACAGGACTTGGTGGTGGGTTGGTAGACCTTTGTAGATCACAAGATACCCCAGTAAGAGGAGTAATGTTCTCATTACAGGAGAAAGCAGAGATGTATAAGAACCTTAGATTACTATTTGAGAACCATAATATCAAACTTAAACAGATTAACAAACTAATATATCAACTATCATATCTTAGAAGAGAGTATACTGAATCAGGGGTAATGAAGATTAAATCATATGAACACGACGACTATCCAGACTCACTTGTACTGGCTTGTCGAGCAGTGAGTGCTGGAAATCAATGGCATGTAATGGATATAGGTAAGAATATACAAAAGGCATTGTTTGGGTAAATTTATATAGAATAATTACTTCATTTATATATGGTTAAGACCGATTCCAAGACTTCATCCAAACCAGTATCTGAAAAAGAACTTGAGGAAGAATCTGATATAGAAGAAATTATAGAAAAAGATGGTCTTAATTCAGTAAATGTTACTCCAGATGATACAAATTATGATTCAGAAACATATGTAGGGCTTCCAGCAGATAAAGAAGAAGAGTCTACAGGAGAAGAACCAAAAAAAGATAAGGACGGTAAAAGTTATATAGAACAAAGAAAGAGTTATAATATGTCAAACGTGAATAAGAATAAACTTATGCATACACGTATAGGAGATCATATCAGTTATTTTGACAATGGCAGACAAGATAATGGTATTGTCACCAAAATGGATTCTACTTTCATTACTATAGTTAAAGAGAATGGTCAAGTATCACAAGTACATATCAATGATACATTCTTTGTTAAGGACATTCTAATTAATAAAACTTGGAATGATATGTCTATGGAAGAAAGAACTGATCAATTACAAGAAATTCACGCTTATTCCCCACGATACCTATCAAAAACATGGGAACAATTACCAAAAGAACTTAGAGATGTTTTGAAAGTTGATAGAAAACTAGGAGCATATAAAAAGAATCAAGCATTAGGTCAATCAATTCAAGGTAATGTAGAGAAAGAAGGTGATGCTGGAACTGCAACCACAGGAACTGAAGGAATGGATAATCCAGTGTATAATACTAAAAAACCACATGAACCATTAGGAAAAACAATAGATTATAAAACCAAAGGAGTACCAGAAGACGTAGGTGACTCTTGGGGCATAAAGTATATAAACAAGAAAGAGGATAAAGAATAAGATGCCTTTATATTATACAGAGAAAAAAACTGAGCGATTAACTCAAGCAGAGTATTTAAAACGTCAACGTGAAGCATCTAAAAATAAACCAAAACTAGAAACCCCAGCAAGTATAAGACCACGTAATACAGCAGCAAAAAGAAAACGTGATCAAGAAACACATACACGGAATTTAAAAGTAGAAGAATCTGGAAAATCACCTTTAGGTAAAGTCATTGTAGGTAAAGAAATTCCAGTAAAGACAAAAAAGAAAAAAGGAAAGACAGGTAAACCTAAATCAGATGAACCTAAAACTAAAAAAATTACTAAACCAAGTGGTAAGTTCAGTAAAACAGGACAAAAGAAAGTTGAAGCAGCAAATGCAAGAAATGCTGGTATAAATATAATGGGAGCAGCAGGAGGAGAGAATTCAGATAAATATGGTACACAAGCAAGAGGAGCTGGAAATAAATTCAGAGGTCAAGGAACTGGATTTAAGAAGCCTAAAGAAACAATAAAATCATTAGATTTAGTTCAAACAAATCTATCATCTTTACTACAAGTAATGAAACAAGAGAAGAGGGATGAAGTAAAAGCACAAGTTTTCAAGAGTCTAGATGATTCAATGAGTCAACTCAAAAAAGAATTAAATTCTTAACCTATTCATAAGTCTTTTATACTAGACATATAAGTTTATTTATATGAGAAAGGATGAACCTAAAAAATGTATACAATGTGGAGCATCTTTACCATTCAGGTATAAAGGTAGACAAAAGATATATTGTTCAGACATTTGTAGAAAGAGTTATAGGAAAGAATAATAAATAAATACATTGAAGATATTTGTGGATGGTGGGACTCGTGGGTCTAGAATATGTTTGGTTGATAGATATATTGAGATAATTAAATATAGAAAACATAAACCAACAAACAATGAATTAGAATATTTGGCAGTATTATATGCATTAGGATACATCAGAAATAAATACAAGGGTAAAAATATTACAATATACAGTGACTCTAAACTTATAGTGAATCAACTCACGGGTAAATGGAGAATAACAACAGAGTCATTAACACCTTTATATAATAAATGTATTGCAATGATGACTAAAAAAATAAAAATAATTTGGACACCGAGAGAATTTAATTTAGCTGGTCATGTTCTTGACCGTCCTTTCTAGGATATGTATCATGTGCAATAGTACCGTCAGTATTATCTTGGAATACTGTTAACATTCTATGAAATATAGCAGAGTCACTTTCATACATGTCACCGTTCTTTGTTTTCTTTACTAACTGAGCAAATTTTCTGAATTGATCTTTATCAGCCCAAGTTATACAGATGGTAGTGTGAGAGTTACCTATCTTTCTTTTAGCCATATTTATAGAATAAATAACATATATAAAAGTGTTATGAACAAAAGTAACATATATATAATCTATATTATATGATGGTATCATGTTAAAAATAACATTAGTTGCACTGTTATTCGTAGGAATGACAGTAGCATACGCAGAAGAAGCAACAGTACAAATACCATTTGATTATCATGGTCAACAATGTACTTTCAATGAGATTGCAATTGAATATCATTGTGTATGGCAAGGAACATATGACACATTCACAGTAGAAGATTTGGAAGAATTCAAACATGTTCTAAGTGAAGAAGTGTATGAGGAAGAACTTGCAAGACTTACATATGTAGAGCCAATAGTTATACCACAACTTAGTGCTGACGAAAAGACAATTCAAGAACTTGAGTTAAAGTTAGTTGATGGAACTATGAAAAATCCAGATGCAGTATTACTACATATGTTGAGAACTCTTGATGAGTGTCAACAAGGACTAGGTAACTCAGCTGCAATTCAAGAAGAGAGAACATTCGTAACATCTGACTATCAATTTTTGTCAGTAAGTAATGTTCAGATTGAAGGGCAGTTAGGTGAACTTGTAATGGCAATAGAGGAATGTAAAGCACAACAAGTGTTAGAACATAAAACACTATCAGTAGCATATGCACATTTTGCAGAGGCTAACAAAGCTGGTAACTATGACCACTATGGATCATTTGAAGGTATAAGTGCAATACCATATTCACAATACACCAAGAGTGATTTCAAGGTAGACATTGGAGTCATATGTGATAGTCATGCATACTCACAGTCCTACAAAGATACAATGGGTTGTCCACCTGTACAATATGATGGATTCATATACCCAGAGGGTAACGGTTTAATCAGTTACTACTCACCAATAATTGAGGAGTATACATTCTTCATGCAGGACTATGGTAACAAACAGGCAACTTTGCATGACAAACAGATACAAGCTGATATTGCAGAATCAATAGCAAGAGAACTGATAGAAGATAATCTATTCTATCAAAACCAACTCAAACGAGGGGACTAACCCTTTTTTATTTTTATATAGATTTAATTTTTAATTAGAAATCTTCTAAAAAGATTTATATATGGCACAATATATTACTACTCATGGGAACTAAAATCAAAGCAAAGTATGATGGACTTTGTAAAATATGTGGTTCAGACTGGATAGTAGGTGACAGTATATACTATCAAAAAAATCCTAAAGCAATATGTGCTGATGAAAAATGTTTCAATCAACAAGGTGGAACGTTAAGTTCATTCGGTTCTTATGGTAATAAATCTGATGTTATCATTACAAAGATTCCAGATGTAACTGTAAGTGATTCTGTTAAACAAGTAGCAGAAGTATTACAACAGTTTGTTGTAGTTGCACACCATCTCACAAAATCAATGTATCCAGAACTTGATGTCAACACACATGTGTTTGGACAGATACGTTCAAAGATGATTGACCAACTATTGTACTGTACTGAAATACAGAAACAATAATCTTTTTATTTTTAGATAGATTTATATAACCTACAATATATGATATAGTAATGTTAGTGAGTGACGTATTAGACATCGAGACAACAGGAAGTAATTCTGTAAAACTAGAAGCTGGTGATAAAATCACAGTGCAAGGTTTCAGTACAAAGTATATAGAATCTACTGGTGCAGATGTCGCAGAAATCAAGACTACAAAAGGTCTAAGACACTCTTTTGGTAAAGCCATTATCGGACAAGCTAAGAGTGATTATTGGAACGACGTAGTTGAAAAATGTTTAGACAAGGATGCAAGTGATGGACTTGACATATGGGTAGTTGAAAAACTAGCTGAAGGTACAGGAAGACCTATGTTAAGCATGTCAATGTTTCCACCTAAACAATAACTTTCTTTTTTTTACTAATGAAATGTATTAAATGTGATAGTATAATGGATAAGATGACAGTGTGTCATCAAATATGTCCCAAATGTGGATCAGTTGTAGACTGTAGTGATGGGGTTTTTGAATGAACTGTTTAAATTGTAATACTCTTATGATAGAATATGAGAAAATTAAAGATGGTAACAGTCATATAGAGTGGGTATGTGTCAAATGTGAGGCAAGAGTGGGAGAATAATGAGTATACTAAGAAATTTCATTAGAGGACTGATAAAATCATTTGATGGTAAAGATTATCTAAGAGAGATATATCAATGTAACAAATGTGGTAAACCATCTTTTACCGATACATGTTTATACTGTGAAACCGTAAGGAGTTATGATGACGAGAACAATAAGACGTAGAAAGAGTAACCATCCTACAAGAGATGGTAATCATAACCCAATATGTAAAGATCCAGATAATTGTGAGGACTGTAAATGAAATCACATATAATTTCAGACTGGAAAATAGACTGGTATATGGAAGGCGGTAAGGAAAGATGGGAATTAAATGAAATTAACTAAAGATAGATTCTCAGCATGGGAATGTAAAGACGATAAGGACTATGAACCAAAGTATGATGATGAACTAATCATAAATATAAAGAAAGGTGAATCAAGTAGGGACATGGCAGATTATATCTTAGAGTGTCAAGAAAAAGCAGAGAAATGGGATATGGCTAACACTGATATTTCACAGGATGATGTAGATATGCCAAAGGGAGATGAATCATGAGTGAACGACAAATGATGATGGTATATCATAATAAAGATAATGGTTACACAATGGTGTTAAATTATGATGATGATGTTATAACACTTTCAGAAAGATTTCAATATGTTCTGGGTGAATACTTGACGGAGAGTGTATTATGAAACTAACAGGCACACCAAGAAAACATCCTTATTGTAAAATATGTAAAGAGATATACATGGATTTCTGTATGGAACATGGTCACATTAAAGGCAGTTTTGAGATGAGAGATGTTTAAACATTTAAAAGATAACTGCATGGGATATAAGACTCATTGGTGGAGAGCAATGAGTATGAGTTTGGCATTGTTTTGTCACGCTTGGATTCCAGATTTATTTCCTACATACGCTAGTGACAAGATGAAAAAAAGTGATAAATAATAATGTCTAAAACTACAAATATATGTCTTAAATGTAATCATGGTATGTTACTTCATGGGTGTATAAATAATATAGGTTATTGTTCTGAAGGTAATGGTGACTGGTGTAATTGTACTGTTAAAGGGTTAACATATGAACAAGAAATAGAGTTATTAAAGTAACGTTTATATAACTGGTAATGAGTGGTAATGTATGGTAACAAGTACAAACGCATTAAAAGCATATTTCGAACTATGTGACAGTGCATACGAGACATGGAAATCATATACACAATCATATGTTCATGCAACACTACCCTATTGGGAATCCCTACGAAAGTAGGATAATTTTTTTATATTAGTATATACCTATGATTACATGATACATTTCTTTACCAAAAACATAGATCAAAAGAAATATACTGATATTATAAACAGAATCATAATGATAAATGCACATGATGGAACTAGTAATAGTGGGTATAAGGCACTTGAAAAGTTTAAAAAAGATTGGACACTTAATATTATCCCTGTAACAGAACAAGAAGACTTTAAAGTATTTTATAACCATCTAGATATTGAAGTTAGTGATGGTATAGCATGGGGAGTAACTGGAAGTAAAGTAATTTACATGTTTATTAATGATATAAAAAACCCATTTATAATTAGACAAAATATAATGCCACTGGCACATGAATTATTACATGCAATATATCAAGACAGTGTAGGTACTTATCATATAACTAGAAAATATAATTCTCCAGAAGGAAGAGCAGGTACTAGAGGGGCAGCCGCAACCGTGATAGTACATGACAACTGGTATGGAAGCAAAGAAACAATAAAGATATGGATAAGATGGGGTATGATCTGGTTACCAATAACAATACCATTTATGCCAATAAAGAAAGCCAAAGAAGACTATTCCATATGATAAAAGAAACATTTTAATAACGATTTAACATGACATATTCATGGGAAACAAAGTATGTAATAAATGTAAAAAGAAAGATCTCGGATGGGATATGGATTATAATAAGAAAACAGGAAAGTGGAAACTTGACGATCATAGAAGACAGGATGGCAAATGGTGTAACAAACTATCAGTAAAGTCACAGGAGATAAAACCAAAGAGTGGAGACATAGAGAAATGTAAATTATGTAAGGGTAACTCAGGATGGGTATTGACTAAACAAGGCAGAGAAAGAAATCCTAATTGGGTATCTGTAACACCAGAAGAACACGCAATGGTGTTTCATCCTAACAATGAAATATTAGATGATATTGATACCATGGTTATTACAGATGACGAAAAACAAGAGTTAAGAAATTATAGAAATTCTTTATTAGGTTTATAAAATGAACGACAAAGAAAGATTGAAATATTTGAAAAACAGACTTTATTATATTTTACATAAAGAAGAAGTTAATAAAAAAAGGAGAGTTTATAAAAGACAACCTTGGTCTGAAAGAAAAGATAACCCTAAAAATAAAAGCAAAGACATAAATAACCTATAGGTCATGATGATATATGTTTAGCAAGAAAGTAATAATTGATTTAGAAAAAAAAGATGATACAATTCATCTAGAACCAATAAGTGATATTCATATTGGTCATGCAGGATTCGATGAAGATTTGTACAAGAAGCGAATCAAAGCAATTTGTAAAGATAAGAAAAGATATACATTCTTTGGTGGAGATGCTTTGGATGCAATAACAACTTATGATAAGAGATTCAATCCAGATATGTCAATAGAACATGACATAGATAATCAGAGACAGAAATGGCAAGATATGACACAAAAACTATGTGATATACATAAAGAATCAGATAATGAGAAGGTGTGGGCATTTTATCATGGTAATCATGACTATAAGATACCTCAAATAACCAGAGCATATCTAGAGAATACAATGTGTACCCCTAATGGATTTACATTCATGGGAAGCAGAGGTGTTATGGGATTAGAAGTAAAATACAAGAATAAAATACTCTCACAATGGTCTATTCTATTCATACACGGAAGTGGTGGGGGTAAACCTGAGAGAATGATGGAACAAATGAAACATAATGCCTATTATGACATATTCCTTTGTGGTCACTTGCACCAAAAGAGATATCAACCAGAAGTTGTATATGACTTTGACTGGGCTTCAGGTAAGACTTGGGAAAGAGACATACACCTAGGTAACACAGGTACATTCTGTAAGACTTTAGTAGAAAATGCAGATGGATACATGGATAGAAAGAATGAGATAATCGGGTCACAGTTAGGAACGTTGACTTTATCCTTCAACGCAGAGGCAGGAGAAATCAATGGTCACATCTAGAGCAGTAAGACCTAAGAAACAAACCCTCACAAGTGTTGTGGAAACAGGTACTAGGACTAAAAGAGTATCCACTAGGGATAAACTATTACTTGCATTAGAAAAACAAGACAAGGGATTAAATCTGACTGACTTAGCATTTGAAGCAAATGTTAAAAGCTGTGGTAATCTATCCCAGATACTAAGATTTTTACTTAGGTCTAAAGAGGTTGTCAAGGAGACATGTCCGCACTGTAATCATACAGAGTTATATAAAATAAATATATAACGGATATATATTCAGATAAGTTTATAATACCTGTCAACCATTACCTTTTATGTTTATCAATATTTGTTGGACAAAAGACGGTCAGACTAAAAAAACATTAATGGAAGTTAGTAAGGCAGTTCACATGGTACAAAAACTAGAAAACCAAGGAATTAAAACTTGGCTTCAACAAGAACCAGTAACAGTTTAATATCATACCACAATTCTTTATTTTTTTTCATCAACGTTTATATTCACCAAATTTCATATAGAAATATGAATTTTAATTCAACAATAAAAACAATATCAATAAGCAGTGAAGCAAGAAAAGTGTATGAGAAATTAGAAGTAATAAGACCAAATCATATTTCTTTTAGTTTAATGTTAGCGATAGCAGCAGATGAATATACAAAGAGTCATAAAAAAGGAGTAATTAGATTAGATGATTTTTCTCCAACAGAAGACAGTATTATAACACCAAACATATCATCTGGAATAGACACTTGGATAGGATTCATTACATCGATAGGTGTTGAAGAGTTTAAAGAAGTGCAACAAAAACTTACACGCATACAAAACATAGTGGATGAGAGAAATGGTAACAACGTATACTGACTCTGCAATATTAGACCAGTTCTATAACATATCAGGGACTGGTATATTACAAGGCAGTAAATATCATGGGATTCTAAATTCTCTTACACCATTCAGTACATTCACATTAAATGTAATGGATGATAAAATATATGAGTTCTTTATACTAAAGAAAAATGAATTTAAAGCAGTGATAAAGGAATGTGTATTAAGGTATTTGGAAGTGAAACATGCTGACTATGAAGATGTAAGAAACTCATTCAGAAATCTCAAGATTAATCTGGTAACAGATAATACCATACCAATGCATCATCTAAATGCAAGGGAACATGAACAGACAGTTATAACATTTGATTGTGAGGTAATAGCAGTTGAGAAAGAAAAGACTTATGTTAAGAAATGCACAGGACAATGTCCTCTATGTTTTAGAGACACAGAAGTCAAATGTACGTTCGAAAGAGATCTTAAGAATCTAATATGTGATAACATTAAATGTAAAAGACATACATTAAAGGTTAAAAAAGAAGGACTTGTAACAGATAATATACAATATATATACCTTCAACAACAATTATCTGATGCAAAGAACAGTACTCCAGTTACATTTAGGGCAGTATTAATAGATGACATGTCAGGCACAATATATGTGGGTCAAAAGAAAAGAATAACAGGTATGTATAAATCAGTTATTGATCAAACTAAACCAGAGAACCTTAACAACATAGTCATAGAAGTAATGTCTGCACAGGATCTGGAACAGAGAAATGATGATTGTTTAACTGATGAAGAGATACAAAAACTAAAGAATGATTCCAAAGATCAGGACTTTACATATAGATTGACAACAAGTTTTGCTCCACTAATCATGGGATATGAAGACATAAAGTTCTCCATTCTGTTGATGTTGGCAGGAGGATACTCTAAAGTAAAGAGAAATGACATCAATTTACTTTTGGTAGGAGATCCGTCTCTAGCAAAGTCAGAACTCTTAAAAGAATGTTCCAAGGTATCAAGCAAATCAATGTATACGTCAGGCAGAGGTGCAAGTGCAGCAGGACTTACAATAGGTCTAGTTAAAATGGAGAATGGTACTCAAGTAGCACAGGCAGGAGTCCTACCACTATGTAATGATGGTCATGCATGTATAGACGAGTTTGACAAGATGAGTACTGATGACAGAAGTGCAATGCACGAAGGTATGGAACAACAGACAGTATCCATAGCAAAGGCAGGGTTTAGAATGACATTACCAGCTAAGACAAGCATCTTGGCAGCAGCCAACCCAAAATATGGTAAATATGATTCTGATTCATCTCTTATAGATAATGTAAATATACCAGTCCCACTAGTATCAAGGTTTGATATGATATGGTTAATAAAAGACAAGGTAGATGTTAAAGAGGATAGAGCCAAGGCAGAGTTCATACTTGACACATTCACAGGAGATGATAAATCAAATTCTGTATATTTGAATCGAGATCAACTGACATCATATCTTAATCATGTACGTTCTATAAAACCTGTATTGACAACAGATGTTAAAAATAAAATGGTAGAAATATATCAAACTATGAGAGCATTATCTACAGAGAAGGACTCACTTGGTGTGGGAATTCGTCAACTCGAAGCATTGGCTAGACTTGCGACAGCACATGCCAAACTTTTATTCAAAGATAAAGTGGAGATCAGTGATATATTAGCAGTAGAGAAACTAATGAAACGAATGTTCACCTCACTTGGTGTCGACACTGATAAAGAATTCAGTCAAGCAACATTGGTAAGAACCACTAAAGAAAGTAAAGACCAAGTCGCAAACAGAGTGTGGGGAGAATGTGCAGACGATCAAAAACATGTTAGTCTACACAAGTTCACAGAGAAACTTATAGAGACAGGAAAGTACTCAGAGATAGAAGTTGATAAACTTGTTGGACAATGGGAAAAGAATAATCATATAATGATGGTTGGGACAAAATGGAAGAAGACATAGATACCAACACTCTTATAGGAGATAATACTATTGACACTATGAGTGAAATTATAGAAGAAATTATAGAAGAACCAATAGAAGAAGAGATTGAACCTGTTAATCTTGAAGTGGATCAACTTGAAGGTGTAGGGGCAGTTACTAAAAAGAAACTTGAAGCATTTGGTATTAAAAATCTAATAGACATATGTGTAAGAGGTGGACAAGAGGTGTCAGAAATAACAGGTGTTGATAAAACCAAAGCAAACAACTGGGTATTTAATTCACAAAAGATACTTGAAGATAATAAACTAGTAAGAAAGACTGACATGGATATTATGGAACTCTTAGATTATCAAGAGAAACAGCCACGACTTGCTTCTAAATGTGAAGCAGTAGATGGATTATTCAACGGTGGACTTGTATCAGAATCAGTATATGAAGTGTATGGTGAATTCGGATGTGGTAAGACACAATTATGTCTATCATTAACAGCAGAGGCTATAGCACAAGGTCAGGATGTTGTATGGGTTGATTGTGAAGATACATTCAAACCAAGAAGACTTCGAGAGATTCTAATAGCAAGAGAATTAGCAACAGATGAAAATGTCAATGAGATGTTAGAACATGTAAGGTATTTCTACACACCTAACACAGAACAATTACTTGGAACAATAGATTCTCTATCACAACTCATGCAAGAGTTAGATGTTAGATTACTAGTAATTGACGGTTCAATAGGACAATTCCGTGAAGAATACTTGGGTAGAGGACACTTGTCTGTAAGACAGAATCAGATAGCAAGACTCATGACACATATCAAGAACATCTCGTTCTACTTTAGATGTGTTGTACTATTCACAAACCAAGTACAATCAGATCCAAGTGTGATGTTTGGAGACCCTGTAAAACCAATAGGTGGTAATATTGTAGCACACGCAAGTACATACAGAGTATACTTTAAGAAAGCAGGTAAGAAAAGAATAGCAAGAATGATAGATTCTCCAGAACATGAGATGACAGATGCACCATATGCTCTAACAGTGAAAGGGATTGATGATGTCGAAAGTTAATCTTAAAAATTCAAAGCCTCCACCACCACATACTAGACAATTAGGACTTGATTATTGTAAAGGTACTTGTCATAGATATAAATCACCTAAACCTAATCATGGTAAAGATCCATATGAAACCCATTCATATTGTAGGAAATGTGATGGGGTATGGATGAAAAAAGAGGATACAATTAAAGGACTCTACTGTCCTTGTTGTAAGATTAGAGTTGCAAACAGATCCAGAAAAAGAAAGGCAACAGGTAGTAAAAATAAAGTATATATTTAGATATGAATCCGAGAGCACGAATGAGAGCCTCAAACAGAAAGGCAGTTCTATATCTACTAAAGAATGGTTATGATGAAATATGGTTAAAGGCACATGGTAGACGACAAGATTTGGTATACACTAGGGGGGAATGGTACAGGGCACTAGACCTTTGGAATCTATTTGATGGTATATGTTTTGATTCAGATAATAATATAATAATGCTCCAGATAAAAACTAATGCATGGGCAAAGTCAGCACCATTACAAACATTTGCCGATACACATAATAATACCAAAGTTCTATCAATAAATGTGAAAGGAGAAGGTAGAAAATGGATAGTATATACGAGGGAATATAATGCAAATAGATAAACAAGGTAACTTCATAGGAAGAGGAGAATATGCTGCATTTGATCTATGTACTCAACTGTTCCCAGAATGTGAGATGAAAATTCAGGTAAAGTTTAAAGATTTACTTAAAGGTGAATGGAAAGATACAGTATCAGGAAGACAAGAAAAAGAAACAATAGACATAGTAATATATTCAGATCCTATTATAGCAGTAAGAGTACAAGATCCTAGACACACAGGAAGATTACTCTCAATGAGAGATACAGTACAAAAGAAAACATTAGAATGGAATGACGTTAAAGTCGTAGATTTAAACCATTATGATTGTCCACATATAATGAAAGAAGAGGTGACTGACGACTCTA